CGTTCGAGTTGAACGCGACGGGTTCCTCGCCGTGCTGAAGCTCGTCGAGCCAGAGCCCGGGAATATGCTCGGCGGTGCGAAAGACGCGCGGCGAGCCGCCACCTGCGTCGTTCATGACTTCCGTGGTTTTGCGAACCGCGCCGCCGGTGAGCGGCTGCGTACCGGGCTTCGCCTCGCCCTTCTTCACGAAGCCGGCGATCATGGAGTTGATCACGGCTTTGCGCTGCGTGCTGTCGCGGTAGCGATCGATCTCCTTCAGCGACTGCAACAGCAGCGCGAGAATGGGCTTGCCACGCACCTCGTCGTAGCGCTTGGGACCGCCGTAATACAGCCACGCAAGGCGCCGTCCGGACTTCTCGCCCCATGCTGGCATGCGCTTGGAGTCGCCGTTCGCCTGCTTGATCCAGTACGCGATGTGCCGCCCTTGCTCGTCGACCTCTACTCCATGCTTGATTTTGGAGCCCTTGCGCGGCGTCACACCGAGCGGCGTGCGTACGCACGAACCGGTCACGACTTGCACGAGCGGCAGGCGGGTCACTGGGTGCTGGCGTAGCGTGATAAGCACATCGCCTTCGATAAGCGCTTCGACGCGAATGGCGCGTTGCAACCCGCCGAACGTCAGCATCTCTGCGCTGTGGCACAGCCACGGATTCTTCTCCCAGATCGCGAAACGCTCCTCGACGTCTTCGGCCCATTCGGCGAGCGAGTCTTCGCCTAGGCCAAGGATGCGCTCCTTGGGTACGACCTCGAGGTGCAGACCTGTGTTGATTTCGTTCGTGATGAGGCGGCGGATCAACCCGCGCGCGTAGTGGTTCGTCTCGAAGAGCTGCGCCGAGCGCGCGCGCAGCTTCCAGTAGTCGGTCCCGAGCAGCAGGGTCTGGCCAAACCCGCCCGGGAACTTCGTGCCGTCATCCCACGCGAAGCCGACGCGCGCGTCAGGTAGCGAAGACACCGCAAAGACCGGCACGACTGGCGCGAACGCATCATCTGACGGTCCGGCCGCGAGGCGGGGCGACGGGCGCAGGGTAAGGCGGCTCTGAAGCGTACGCCACGCCGTCTGCGCCCATGCGAACATCGTCAATACCCCGGGATAATGCGCACGGGACCGCGGCCCTCGAGCTTGTTGACGTAGTACTGCAGGCGATCTTCGAGCGCCCAGAGCGCGTCTCGTACCTGCGATAGTTGCGACTTCATCACCGTCTGCTTGGTCTGCCCCGTGTCGAGGGTGTACATCTGAGCGCCGCCAGAGAGAGCCGTGATCGCCTCTTCGTGCGCGATGATCGCTTCCTTGGTCGCGGCGATGCGTGCCTCGATCCACTCGCGATCAATCGCTGAACTCATCCACCCTCCTCGAAGAACAGCTTTTGCTTCTCAATGACGTCGTAAAAGGCGCGCCAGTCGACGGCCTTCATCTCGAGCTGACCGATGCAAACGTTCTGCGCGATCATCTCGAGTCCGGCGTTGTTGTAGACGAGCAGATCCCAGAGCTCGTTCGCCGCACCTGACGGGCGGTACCACTCGAACCCCAAGCGCTGCCCGGTGCGCGCATCGATACGCTCGCGCTTCACTTCGACGGTCAGCTCTTTGAGCTCAGCATCTTTCAGGTCGATCGGTGCATTGAAGAACGGCTCGGGCTGGCTGCCTTGACCATCCCAATAGCGCTTGAGCGCAGCGCTCCAACGGTCTTTGTAGATGTCGACCGTGATGCCGTACGCGTCGGTACCCATCGGCGTGCGATACGGCGAGAACTCCCGAATGAGCGCGCTCTTGGGAGGCGCCTCGCGTCCCTTCACCGGCAGCACGCCCGCGGAGTAGTCCGCGGCAAAGCGATAGACGTCGTCGCTTCGATAGCCGGAGTCGATCAGCGTCAGTTGGATCTGGTAGCGCTTGCCGTCGTCCGCAATGAACGTGCGCTCCTCGATGAGGTCGCGCAGTTGCCCCCATGTTTCCGGGTTGTCGAGATGTTCCGTGTCTCCCCTGAAGCGGTGGTACTCGACGAGAAGCGCGCGCGACCCGCGGCACCAGCCAAACACCGCCGTCGCGAGGTTGTCTTTGTGCACGTCGACGGCGCACGTGAGGAGTAAGACCGGCCCGCCGCAATACTGCGACGTCCACAGATTCGGAATCTCGCCGGACCTGTACTCGTGCCGTCGGTGCGCACTGACGACGTCGAAGCGAACCTGCTCGCCCCGCATTTCGAAGGGCTCGCCGAGGACGTTGTTGTAGAAGACCTGCAGCTTTGGGATGTCGCGCGGATGGCTGCGAACCGTGTCCCACGCCTCGAGCCACAGCTGCACGCACGCATCCCACGTTTGCATGCCGACGGGCGAGTAGAGCGCGCTGATGTGATAGGAGCGATGCGCGGGCTTCGTTGCGACAGCCGTCGGTCGCCACTGCGCGCCGTTCTCGGGCGCTAGCATGCGCGTCTTGTCTTCGTTGACGTGCGCGTGACCGCAGTTGCAGCACAGGTACCGGACCGAGCCCGGGATGAGTGCACCCGTCTTTTCGTCAGTCTGCCAGACGATGCCGGTGACCTCGCCCGTGTCCTTGTCCTCGACGCGCCAGCGAAGCTCCTGCTGAAAACCGCACTTGAGGCACGGCACGAAGTACTTGCGCTGATCACCCAGGGCGTAGCGCTTGGCGATCTTCGACTGCCCCTTGATGAGCGGCGTGCTCAGGTCGACGACCTTGCAGCTGTCCTCGAAAGCACTGGTGCGCGCCGCCGAGAGCTGGATGGGGTCGCCGTCTTTGCCGACCTTGTCCGGCCAGCCATCGATCTCGTCGCGCAGCAGCATCTGAATCGAGATGGAGCGCAGCTTGTTCGCGTTCTGCGCGCCGAGGGGCACCAGAAAGCCGCCGCCGTACCACTCGATTTTCCTGTCTGTCTTTCCAGTCTTGCGAGTGTTCTTCTCGTCGGTGGACCTGATCAGAGGTTCGAGCCCCGAAAACTGGAGCATCGGCGTGATGTAAGACTCCATGCGGAGCTTCGCGAGCTCGGCGTCTGCCGTCACCAGCATGCACGGCGCGCTCTTCACCACGTCGATGAAGTAGCCGATCGCGTTCTCGAGGATGCCGACGGTCGCGCATACCTGCGCGCCCTTCTGCACGCTGATCTCGCGCACGGGCGAGTCGATCGAGAGGCAATCGACAATCTCGCGAAGGTAAGGCGAGACGTCGAACCGGTAGTAACCGGGAAGGTTCGTGACGCTCGGCGGCAGGTAGCGCTTCTTCTCCGCCCACTCGGACGGCGAGAGCATCGCCATGCTGTCGGTGAGTGCCTCGCAGCGTTGCGCAAGCCACTCGTGGTCGCTCGGGTGCCTGCTATTCTGCCGCCGCATCCCGCAACTTCCGCGCAGCCTGAGCTTTCATCGGGCGCAGCTGCGAGCTGACCATCTCGCGGATGACGCGCTCGGACTCCTCGACCGACTGACCACTCTTGACGGCACCGTGGATGCGCCGCGCCATGGCCTTGGGAGTGTCTGTGACCAGGCGCTTGAACGCATTTTCCATCGCGCCAAAGATGTGCGTCTGCACCAGCTCGCGTGAGATGAGCAGACCGCGCGCCTCGTTGTTCTTCAGCTCCTTGTCGACGATGTCCGCGATCGTCTTGCGCGCGAACAGCCAGTCCTTGAACTTGGTGAGCGTCCCGTAGTGGTCGACAATCTCGCGCAGCGTCATGTCGAGAAAGCGCTCGACCTCGTCCTCGTCGTCATCATGGACGGGTAGCCGACGCGGCCGACCGCCTTTACTCGCTCCCGAGCGTCGCTCCGCGGTCGGTGCCGCGCTGCGGTTCGTCGCCGCTTCTGCTGGCGAGGGCGGAGCGCGGTCCTTGCTTTTGAGCCAAACGACCACGCTCGGGTGGTCGACGTCGACCCGCTTGCCTTCGCACGCTGGCGCGAGCTCCTTGGCGCAGCGCTTGGTCACCGCCATCGCGCTCACGCCCGCCAAACGCGCGAGTTCAGCTCGTGTGAGCAGGCGGGCCATAAATTTTTTCGGGCCGGTTTAGGCCGGTTTACGAAGTCCAATTCGGGCGCCACCCGCCGTGCGCATGCAACACAGCGCATAGGGTGGGGGTAGGACCACAGAACCTACATGATTTCAAGTACTTGGCACGATGCATGCATTCCCATCTAGGGAGGGATGGGGATGCCATGCTTTCCGAACTCCCTCCGGAGGGCGGCCAGGCAAATTGCAGCAGAACGTGGGTGCATGATGGCCAGCGTATCGGCCAGGGTGGGCCTTGGTTTTGACTTCACCTGCGCCCTGCTGAGGTCGTAGAGCATTCGGACGCGCGTCTGTCCCTTTGGCGTTCCCGTGATGCGGAACAGGCCCTTCACGCGTCCGAGATTCAGGAAGGCCACCCCACCGCCTGACTTCATCGCAAGAACGATTGCGACTGCGTTCTTACGCTGCCGTGAGCCGGGCACACTTCGATGCGTGAGCGTCAGAGCGTTCAGGTAGTTCGCCTGTCTCACTACCCGCGTGCGCTTGCGTCCCTTGGCGAGCCCTGC